CTTGATGCCGGGTTTCTGTAATAATCTCTTGCTTGATTTCTTATGTCGGCAATACTTGAAGGAACTGAAGTCCATGATTCTTCAACCTCTTCTTCTGGTTCCTCTTTACCCATGAAGAATGGTAGTGCTGTTAAAGCTGCCGTACCTAATCCAAATGCATGTTTAGGACTGAATGAACCACTTGACCATGGGTTTAAAAATCTTCCTAGACCTTTTGTAAAGAAACCTCCCTTAGCAGGCGTTCCCCCCATACCTCTGGTCAACATAGCTGGCATTCCCCGGCTAGCTAAAGCCTTCCATCCAGTAAGACCTTTTGCTCCACCCCATAATGTGGGCGCAAAATATGCACCCCCAGCTAATAAAGCAGCCTTACCTATAGGGCTTTTAACAATTTTCTTAACACCACGAACAGCCTTCTTCACTAAGCTTCCTAATCCGTATTGTTGTCTGGGTTGTTGCATTCTAGAAATTGCCATATTTTTACCTTAATCTCCTAGTTTATTACGTTTTACTCATTAAATCAAGAGGTGGCATGATTACTTTTACATCTTGTGCCATATCCTCGTTCTTATAACCCTTAGTTTCCCAGTCTTTTCTATCCTTAAAAATCTCGCCGGTTTGCTTGTGTCTATAAGTTGTTTCTACTTCTGCGTTTTTTATTTCCATTAGTCTATTTTCTCCTTTTTAATGTTTAGATAACTGATGGTAATAACTACCCCATCACTTACCGTTCCTGCTGTAGTGGCAGCTAATACTTTACCCCCTTCTACTACCATAGGATTTGTTAGTATTTCTACACTAGCAGACGTTGATAATGTTTGAGTATGTATTACTTCAAAGGCATTATTTTTAATAGTTATTGTAGGTGTATTAGATCCTGATTTATTAGTAACATGTAGAGACTTAACAATAATAGTTTCATTATCTCCTGGCTCTAAAAGATTATTACTTTCAGCAGCTGTTACTGTTTTACCATAAAATTTATATTCGTTTACTACTGCCATTATGAATCTAGAAAGAAACTTTTAGCTTCTATCTCTTGTTTAACTTCATCCTGAAATGAAGAATTTAATTTTGTAATTACACCATCAAGGTCCCTGACCAATGATTGTAGATTTTTTCTGCTATATTCTTCTTCAGCTCTTGTTAATGATTGTACGATCTTTGCCATTATAAAATACTTGCTAGTCCTCCGTTTTTAAAAGTTTTAGAATAGTTAAACCCAAATGTGGGCTCTCCTGTTATTGCATCATAATTAACACCTGCGTTCCAATTATTTTTATTAATTGAAGCATTAATATTTTGTACATCATCAGAATAAATTGCATTAATATCCACGGGCCCTATGTTTCCTTGGTAGTCTAACGTTGGTTCGACATCGTCTCCCTTTACATAATTTTTTAAATTAGCTGTTGCTTTAAGTTTTCCAAAGGGAGTTAAAGCGTTAAACCCAAACACTCCTGTCGGGAGTGGACCTCCAAGTTGAGAATAGTACTTTGTATCAATGACCGGAGAAATGGTAAGTTTCTTTTTGTCTTTATTGTCTGGTCCATCGGCTCCAGTTCTAAGTCCACCTGTTGCACTTGTACCAGGAGACATAGCTTTACCTTCTTTAGTATCAGCTTGTGCCCCTTTAAAAAACCCTATTCTTCCACCTTTTTTAAAATCTTCTCGGCCTAACATACTTGCTAGCCCTCCATAGTTTAAGCCTACTCTTCCACCACTTGCCATTAAATCATCTCTGGTGCTGTGCGTAGGAGTTCCTTTAGGTCCTTTACTTCCTGGAGCTCTGGTTACGGCGCTGTGAACATCTCCTCCACTCCCTGTGTGATCAATCTTTCCAATAAGTGGATTGTGTGGTGAAAGAATTTCAGGATTAGTTTTTTGTGCCTGTAATAAATTATAATCGTCAATTTCTTTTTGTAATTGTTTTTCATGATAGTTCTGCATTGCTTTTGCTTCATAATATTTTTTTGCTTTATAAGTGTTTTGCCAGTTTTTTACATTACCATGTGCTTTTGCATAAGCTTGTAGCTCTGCTTCAATGTCCTCTTCTTTTTTGCCCGCATAATTCTCATCCCAAATACTCTGCTGTCCTTCAAAATATCCTTTAGCTCCAAAGTTTTTACCAGTTGCAGTTTTAAGTCCACTAGAACCTTCAAACAACAGGCCTTGACCCGCTAATTGATTATAGGCCCCTTTTTCAATATCGTCTAGACCAGCCGTTGCATATCCTGAAAGGGTTCCTCTATTTTGATTTATTTTATTTTCTATAAAACTTAATGCAGTATTTCCAAAAGGAACAAAACCTCCAGCGACTCTCATCCATCCAGGTACTTCTTTTTTGTAGCTATAAGTTTCTCCAGCAATTGGAGCCATCATTTCTTCATCCCCTGTAAACTGTCTTCCTAAACCATACTGTTGGACGTCTCCAGAAAGACCTCCTTCATATCCAGGTGCACCGTATTGACCGTATGCAACAGGATCTATGGCAGTACCATAACCAAAAACATTTCCAGTGGGGCTAAAAGAACCTCCACTATTCGTAAAAGCATTAGTGTTAGTTATTCCATAAGATTGTGGTTGTGTTGTTGATTCATAAGAAAGATTCTTTTGATTATAAGGACCTAATCTAAATTGTTCCATAGGAACATATTGATCTCCTCCCTGATATATTTGTTGATCAACTCCTGTATACCAAACCATTACCTTCTTCCTCCTGGATGTATATCCAATCTAAACGTACCTAGTTTCCAGTCTTCTGATGCAGCAGTATTTGCAATCTTCATAGAAATAGATCTTGCCCTTAATCTTGTGTCTATTTTTGTAGTAGTAGTACTTGTCGAATAATTTGTTGTTGTTCCAGAACTATTTGGATAATTTTTAGTTATAAAACTAACTTGTGTGTTTCCTGTTTGAGTAATAAAATCAGGTAAAAATCTACTTATTCTCATTATAAATTCTCCGTCTCCTCTAAGGTCCGGCATACCTACAGTACTTCCTGTAGTACTTTTTTTCTGAGTAATATCAAAATCACCAGACGTAATGCTACCAATTACAGCCGTTACTGTTCCACCAGCTACAATTTGATCGGTCCCTGTTTCGTGGGTATAGTATATTGTACTTCCGTCTGTATTACCAGTAACATCGAAAGACGCATCATCACTCTCATTATAATAAGTTGCATGAGGTTTTGAAAATACTGCGGAATCCACCCAAGCTGTCCTTGCTAGGGTACCTGTTGTCCATATAGGACGTTTAATTGTAGAGTCTAAATAATTATAAGTGACCACCCTGTTCACCACGTCAGATGATGAGGTACAATAAAACCAACTTATTTCCCCAAATAAATTATTTAATCCCGCATTAACTAAGTCTCTTGAAGTAGAGTTAAGGTCATCATAAACAGCGTCCTCTACCAAACAAGGTAAAGATTTTAATTGACCATCATATTGAAAAAAACCATTTTCTGACATCCAATAAGCTGTACCATCTACTTCAATATTAGCATTTTTTCCTAATAATCCACAGTTAGTCCCCACCTGTTCGAATGAGAAAGTAAAGGGCTGACCTACGAATTTCATTAGAAATAATGCAGTATCTGTCCATACATAGATTGCATCCCTACCTTTGATAGCTCCCATAATCTTAGAGCCATCTGCAAGTCTTTGTGTACCGGCAGTATTGTTTGCTTTAACTGTATAGGAATCACTTTGATCAATACTCTCTTGAGAAGAGAATCTTATAAACATATCATCTTGTGTTAATTGATCTCCAACAGTGGTTTCTGTTCCAAAGAAAACTAAGTGTCTATCCGGAGTAGATACTAACACATGTCTAGATTTTGTAGGTGCATTAGGTATAATAGCTGCTCTTGTTGATGTCGCTCCCCCACTTCCTGCATCCCACGAAAAGCATGCTCCGTTATAGATTAATGCAATTAATTTTGTTCCATAGTTATCTAATATCCACATTCCAGGATCAATTGTAAAGTCAGCAGAAGATGGGTCACCCCATGCAACATACCCTGATATGTTGGTTACAGTATCTCCTGAACTATGCCCCGCTTTAGTTGTACCATTAACTTCTCTAGCACCTCCACTTAAAATATTGGTTGTAGTATTATTATTGGTATAACTTATATCTTCTGAGCCAATTCTAATTTCTCCCGTTGCAGGAAAGGCAGAAGAGTTATTTAAAGGAATATCAGTTACAGTGTCATTAATATTAGAAGCCAAAGTATTTGTAGAAGCACCTAAAGCTATACCACCCCATAATGCTGTTCCCCAACCGTAGCCTCCTAACTGTAAAGCTGGTCCTACATTATAATAACAAAGAATAGACGTCGAGCCTGCATTAGTCATGGGACTACTGCCTTCAGCCGTGTCCATTGTAATTGTAAAAGTT